GCTCTCTCAGCAAAGTGCCTAGCACCCATCGGAATGATCTTACCGTTTGCTGTGATATCTTCCTTCGTAATTGTCTGGAAGATCGAGACAGAAAGTTCATCATCCATAACACGGATAACGTCAGAGGCATCCATGTTTCTTCTGCTGGCCTCAAGCATTGCATTCAGGATAGGCTCTACGAAGATACGCTCAAAGTGCTGAGTCTTATTCTGGAAGATCCGCGAGGCTGCATTCTGGAGAGAACTAATCTCGAATGCTGTCTTTTCACCCGGAGTTCTGATACCCATAGCTTCTCTTGGCGCACCAGCAAGTTGCTCCATCTTGTTTTCAATGACAGCAATCTGGTTATCAGCATTCAATGCAGTTGGATCAGGAGCAAGGTAACCGACATCCCCTTCATCTCCGAGATAGATTCTTGTTCCCGGCTGAAAGTCGAAGTCTTCAACGTCACCCTTAATCTTTAGGACAGGGAAAGCAATCTGGTCGAAGACATCAGCACGGAGGTTCTCAAGGTGGTCCATTCTGTACTGTAGACCGACAAGGTTGTCTAGCGGTCCCATAGCATACAAGTTATCAGGACGCTCTCTCCAGCCAACGTGGAAGATAGGAGACCTACCCAGCCAAGAAGGATTAGGCTTATCAGAGAGAACGTAGGATCTATCGACAACCTTAATGATTCTATTCTTAAGGAGAGTATCCGTAAGCTTATCGTAGATATCCCCGTAGAATGTCAAGATCTCAACATAGTCGGAGTTGTAATACTCTCGGATAGAACCAAAACCATCTACAACAAAGCCATCGTTCTTATGGAGATCCGAATCGGAGTAACCCTGAATGGCATTCCTTGTGCCAATCATTCTATCGAAGATCTTCTTCATATAGTCTTTATTGGGGTCTTCCTCAATCATCTTTCTGGCTTCACCCATAGAAAGAAGAGAGCGAATGATCTTTGGTGTAGCCTTGAAATCAGAGGCAACAGGGTTAAAGACTAGATCATACGGCGAGATTCTGATTACTCTCGGACCAATGTACCCCGGAATAATCTCATTGTTCTCAAGCTCTGTATAGTTAGCTTCCCAGTCTACCGTAGCAAAACAATTACCGTAGTCGATGTAATCAAGGACCAGCTTGGACATAACTACTTCAAAGTCAGACTGCTGTACCTTATTCTCCATATAGGCTTGGATAGTCTCACGCTTGATCTTAGCGTTACTCGTCTTATCCGAAGCCATCCACTTCATCCACTTATTCTGTGGGAACAAAGTAGCCATATAGTTAGCGTGGAGGTTATCTCTAATCTGTGTCAGCTTAGGAACTGTCGTACTATTCTTCCAAGGGAGAGAACTATTGCTAGTCGATCTTGTATCCGTAGCGAAGAGATAGTTCCTGAGTTCCTTCCACTCCTCAAGCTTGCCACTACGCTGCTGATTCCAGAGACGCCACTTATCAGAGATCTCCGTAGCAATACTATCGGGGCTGATAATCAGCTTCATGTCTAGAGTTGTACCAACCATTAGTGAGAAACCCCGCCAAATCTTTCAGAATAAATTATGTTATTATTCGATGATCTCTTGTGCATATTAGAAGACGGCCTAACAGCAATCTCAATACAGGAAGCAAGAGCATCTTTAATGTCATCGTGAGGTGGATTGTTACTAATCAACTCCTCTTCCAGAAGCTGACAGTTACCACCCTTATAATGGTATATACTCAGGTTATCGTACCTTGGTTCAAGGACAGCAGCCATTCGCTCTTCCTTGGAACCAGAGTGCCTCGTAGGTTTATGCTCTTCGATCTTAAGCATAAGCCCATGAGGACGAATATAACTATCCTTTAACTCTTGAACAATCGCAGCCTGAGCCGCTGTTACTTCCGCCCGAAGCTTCTTAAAGTCCCATCGATTAAGGAGTTCAAGAATATGACTAAAGTATTCAGAAATCTTATCTGTCCTGAATCGGTCGATATCCAGAACATAAACATTATTTTCAAAGTCTACGCCAATAACAACAATCGCGGTATAGTCTGCCCTTCGTCTTAGGCTATACGCAAAGTCTACTGCCGCAAAAACATTTAACTTACGATCCCTATAATACCATGAACCATGTGTGTTTGTCAAGTGTTCTTTTTGGAAGTACTGGAATTTATCATAGTCAATCGGTCGGTTATCAGGATCATTAGGGTCGTTATAATATTGGGATCTGAACTGGGTCTTATCTAAGTACTGCGCCCTTTTCTTGGCTAGGATCTGGATATCAAAACCAAACGCCTTGCCATCGTGCCTTATCTGACGGGGCCAGAGGAACTCACCAGTACCATCGCCAGCATTCTCGACAGCCCTTTCGAAGGTTTCATAGATAGGTTCTGCCCCTATGATTTCTGCGGAACTATTGTAGATGTCCTCCTCCATACTGAGGAGTTCTGAGTATAGATCCTTGGGGTGGTACCGGGTACCCACCACCCATTCTCTAGCATTAGCGCCCTCAATAGAAGACAAAAGAGAATACTGTGACTTAACTTTGTCTCTACCTTCTTGGGTATACGCATTTTCGTAGACTACAACGTCATCAAGGACAGCAATATCGCAGTGCAAACCAGTAAGCGAAGTCGTTAGACCTCCTGTAAAGATGCTGGGATCACGGACTGACTCAGCTTTTCTCTTAGGATGGTCAAGACTGATCTCAGTCATAGTCCACTTCTCTCTTTTACCCTCGTCATAGTGGACATAATCAGGCCAGTATCGCCTGTGAATGTCCGAAGTAAAGATAGACTTAATAAAAGATAGCTGCTTCTGGGCTAGATTAGATGTAGCAGAGATATACAGCACTCTCAGTGTAGGATCTCGGGTTAATTCCCAAGCCACACGGTAGGCTACTAGGGCAGACTTACCATGATCTCTAGGAAGAAGAGTAAGCTGGTGTGTCTTAGCATCCTCACGGTTCCACCAACGGCAGAGTTCTTCATGAACGGAGCCAAGCACACGCTGGGGAGCAACAAGTCTAATAAAAGTAATTAGATCCTGTTCAGCAGCCTCTCTGATGTCATCAAGGTTAGCCATGCTACTGTAGCTTCAAGCCAATTCTTTCAGCGTCATCCTTGAAAGTCTTACTCGTCTCGACTTCCTTACGGAGTTCAGCGTTGATTTCTTCCTTACTGGGTCTACCACGCTTACCTCCTTTATCTAGGTACTCGTTATCAGCGAGGTACTTCATAGCTTGGAAGGAAAGCTTCTCATCCTCAGTAGCAGCCTTAATAATAGAGCGCATAGCCCTAGCCTTCAGCTTAAGGTTAAGCTCCTTCCGCCACTGGTCTACGTGCTTTCTGATAATGGGAGACTCTAGGACTCTCTCCCAGTGCTTAAACGAACCGAGGGTAGTCATAGCAAAGTCGTATTCGGTTACATCCTCCATATGGATATAAACCTTCTTCATGCTTTTATACAGAGTACCATCAGCACGATGATCGTCTTCTTTCAATGTCCAAGATGTCCCGAAGATTGGTCTTTCATCTGGGAGTGTAGTCTCGTAGAACAGTCCTTTGGTCTGGAATGCAGCCATACTATTTACATCTCTTTCTGAAATGATCCCACTCACCACCCTGACGAACACACTTTTGGTAAGCCTTCTCTTCTTCAGGGGTCATTCGTTTACTTATGTACTTCATAGCAAATGGGATAAAAGCAATTAATATTCTAGTTCCAAATTCAATCCAAAAGGCAGGACGCTGTGCAGCAAGATAACCCCCGGCAAACATACCGATGAGGACAAGACTTATTGCAACTATCTCCTGCCAAGACATTAAGCAGTCTTATTAGGGATAGCCCAAACAAGGATGGGAGTCAGAAGACCGACAACTGTAGCGACTGTCTCCTGACTAATCGTACCCAGATTGATACCGAAGAAGAAGTTCAGCAGGAAGATGCCCGACATAATCAGAGCAACGAGAGCCTTATCCATCGAAGTAAACATATTGTATTCTCCTTATTTTCCACGAGACTTAGATTTTACTACAGGAGTTCTTTTAATAGGTTTAAGACCTACTCTACTAGCTTTCGTTTTCTTAGCAAGACTTTTTCTAGCTAATCTTGCTGTACCAGATAAACCTAGTCTTTCAAGCCTTAATGTTTTTGCAGCAGGAGTACGCTTACTGCGAGTAGTCCACTCCTTGCTCTTATCAGGCCCTCTCCACATACTACCATATTCCGTAGCATCATACCACTTATCAAAAGATTCCCTTTTTTCTTTTGCAGTAGATGTTTTTGAAGCGTAGAGTTCATCCATTCGACGCCTCTTTACGAATGTATTCATATGTATATTACGTGGTACAGAACCTTTAGGCATACTTATCTCCTACGGATACTTGTTTCTTGGTAGCTCGAAGTGAGGACCGTCTTTAAAAGATTTCCAGTCTCCACCCCAAGTAATAGGAATATTTTCTAGCTTGGCAGCTTCCTTAACAATAACAGCAAGCTTTGCATACAAGGGCCAGTCCCATTTAATCTTACCGTTTAGTGTAACAGCAAAGTCTACAGCCTTACTATAACCATCCTTACCGGGAATATGCCTAGAGTTCAGGGTTGTTGTAGCACCCGCCTTAAGCAACTTCTTCTGTTCTTCTAGAGTCCTAGGACCACAGGTAATAATGAATCCAAAGGACTTGTCCTTGATAAGACGGGCAGTACGACGAACTACCTTAATAAGATCCGGGTGGACTCTTTTAAGCTTTGCTTCAGACGAAGAGTTAATAACCATTCTTACGGTGTTCTCCAGTGTATATGAGAAGAAATCCACTGAAAAGCATACGGGATAGCCATACCAATAATAACAATGACACCACCGATATACGCAATCTTTTCTTTTATAGCTGTCTGGAACAACTGGAGTTCTTCTACTTCTTCTTTTAATTCAGCAATATCTTTAGCACACTGCTCAGACTGAGGCAGACTTTTAATACCATCTTTCATGTATTCTTGATTGGCTTCAATTCTAGCCAACCTCTCCGCTACCTCAATCTGCCACTGTTCCATGCTTTATTACCCAATCATCTTAATGTCGGGATTAGTACCAATCGTTGCAAGAAGAATCTGACGGCTAACATCATTTGTCTTTACCATTTCATTTCTAAAACTTTCGACAGCAGCACCCGTCTGACGCTGTTGCTGGGAGTTTTCAATGAGCAAAACGGGCAACCAAGTAATCGCGCAGCCCCACTCATCGACTTCTTTCCCGGTGTTCGGGTTCGTGCCGCGCACTTGGGTGAACCAGTTGCACTGGAGCCCCTTGCACTCACCCTTGATCAGCGGACAGAACGTGCTAGGTTTAAGCTGCATGGTCAGTCCTTCGACGCAATGATGAGGTCGATGTACTTAACAGCCATGTCGATGGCTCCAGAGAATGTATGAGCGTGAGAACCACCACTAAAGGTATGTGTATGACCAAGACCACCACCTTGAGAACCGCTAGCAGTACTGGTGCTAGTGAGTGTTCGAAGAAAGGTAGTACCAGTGCCACTAGCGGTGGCCGTAGTTCCAGCTGTCGCTCTTGAATAATTATGAGTATGATCTGGAATTTGAGTAATATCAAGAACTGTAGAACCAACCGTTCCAGTAACCGTTTCAGAGCTTGTTGAACCAGAGAAACTTCTATTAGCAAATGCAACGTCGAAATCAATGGACCCACCAGAACCGACAGAGCCGCTTACAACGCGCAGAGCCCTATTATTGATGGTGATATCCTTCGTCCAACCAGTAGGCGCCGAAGTCTGCTGGAACAGCATGCGGGTGCCAGATGGTATAGTAGAACTCAGACTGTTTGTAACATAGGTTTGAGTAGCAAGTGTCTGCCCTTCTACAGCAATAACACCAGAAGAGACCCTAGAAATTGTTGTATCAGAAGCATGACCAAGTTCAATCTGCTGTGCTGTATGAGTATTAGTAACACTATTAAGAGGAACAGTTAGTCCTTCTACAGCGATGACACCAGTAGATACACGGCTTAGTGTTGTATCCGAAGCATGACCAAGTTCAATAGCACCTGTCGTAACAAGACTACCAGATGAGTCAACGGATACTCTTAAAGTACCACCAGTGCTAATTCCTACTGTATCAGCAGCCGGAAAATAGATACCTGTATTCGAATCACCTGTAACTGTAATAGAGGGTGCAGCGGCAGAACCAGCAGCATTAGAAACCTGACCAGTAAAGGTAGGGGAAGAAGAAACTTCACCTTCAACATAAGTTGCAATCTGGGCACCAGTAACCTTCTTACTGGTCCCACTCTCATTAACTTCAAACTGCTGTGTACCGGATACCGATGCAGCGGAAGTTAGATCTGAGATTTTTATGTTAGCCATAAGTTAGTAAATCCTCTTCCAAGCATCATTCATATATCTGTAAATACTAATCGGTGTAACCCAGACACCTTCTTTATTAACAGAGGGAGATCCAATCTTCCAATTAGTTAGATACTTAACGAACAGTTCAGAGTTAAACGGTATCCTATTTCCATTAACAACAAGAGAACCAACAGCATTATTCTCACTTATGCTTTCTGTAATTCGGATATCACCAGATTCGGTTACTCTGGTATCTCCTGCTTCTGTTAACCTTTCAAATGGTACAAGGATAGATTCGAATTTAGCATTAAGAATTGCCATATTAAATCTTTCTTAAGCCATAGCTAAATCTATATCGTTGATAGCAAACTCAAGAGTATCACCATCGTTAATAGTCTTACTTGCTGTTAGCGCACCATGCCACAGAAGATTATCAGAAGAATCAAGGATACCAATATGAGTTATTAAACCCCAGTTACCTCCAGAAGCTGTAAATGAAACGGTGTTCGTATTGCTTGTTGTACCACCGGGAGAACTAGCAGCAGCAAATGTTACAGACTGTCGAGAATAGTTAAAGCCTGAGACTTCAGTACCACCACCTGAATCAGACGGAGGAGCAGTATACAATGCTACATTCCAATCAGTCGGGCGAGTAGCACTCTCCGTTGTCATCAACCAGTCAAGGATAAGTTTCTCAGAGTAATCTGATAGTGCAGCCATAATGTTTTACCCTATGAAGAAACTTTAAACCAGACATCTCCGTCTTCACCACCGGAGGGAGAAGCTGTACTAATAGTTACCCGATTAAACAGAGCGAAGATGTCTACACCATTAACGTACAATCCATCAGCATTCATAATCGAGTTACCATTCATGTCTAGATCAGCATTCATGGCATTCGGAATAGATCCATCGAGGGAAAGAGTATTCTCAAACCCATTCCTAAGATTATTAAAGTTATCATTAATGGTATCAGTTGCCTGATAGCCAGTACTAACTGTACTAATGTTAGGCTTCTTAGCCATTAAAGAATCTCCGAAGGATTAATAATCTTTAAACCCATGCGACCCATCGCGGTAAAGGGCTCCTGAGCAGAACCATCAGACCGAGAAAGGACGCCCTCGATCTCGGCCAGCGTGTAGGGCAGCCCAGCCTGCTGGCAGAAGCCGTAGACCGCAGCGGCATCACCGGGATAGATGTCGGAAGCCACCCAGTTGCCGTCTTCGTCCAGCGTCCATGTCGTGGAAGGAGCGAGGGCGACGAACTCGGACGGGATGTAGCCGCTGCTGATGAAGTGCGTAACGGGTTCGTTGCCGGATGCAGAGAGCGGTGTAGTCCACATATTTACGCCCCCCGGACCAAAGGCAGCAGCGATGGCGCGGGCTGTATCAGCGTCTGCGGAGGTTACGATGAGTGTAGAAAACGTGTCAGCCATCTCAGTACCCCTTCGTCACGTTGTTGACCCACGCTTCAGTCGAGGCAATCTGTGCGTCAGTGGACTGAGCGCCGCGAACGATGAGCGAGTAGAGGCGTCCGTTGTAGGGCAAAGCGGTTCCGCCCAAACGACCAATAAAGACAACACCCGACGAATAATTTCCGGTTCCTTGATCTGTGGTCGGAGACGCTACAACTGTGCCGTTTATTCGCAGAGCGCAAAGGTCTGAAGCTATGTCAGCAATACCCGTTACAACATTAGTAATCGGCGCGGAGTATCCTGACGCTATATTTGCATCAGCGAAACTTGTTCCGCGACTTGCAAACATATAGTTCGGTGCTGCTGCTCTTGGGGCTCTGAGTTCAAACGACCCATTCACTGAAGTGACGTTCCCAAGACTTACGATATTACCACCCGCCGCATCACTCAGTTTCCGCACCCCCGCGAACACGCTCATCTTATCCGTGGCGCTGAAGTCGATGGACGCCGTGGCGAGGCTGTCATCCGTGCCGTCAAACTTGAGGTACAGCGGGAAGCCAGAGGTGTCGTAGTCCGTGGCTGCTGCAACGCGCTGGTAGGCGGGGATGCCTACGCCATCGTTGGTGACGCGGAGGTCTGCGCCCCAGAGGTAGACACCGGATGTGCCGTCTCCGGCATATGTTGCGGCGCTGTTTATGAAGTAAGCAAGCTGCCCTGTTGTGCTTTTTGTGATTTGGACAGAACACCGATACCATCCATTTCCTACAGACGTAATGATGGCGTTTGACAATGTTACAGTTGCACCAGAACCAGACAGAGTAGCAGTGACGTTTGTCAGATCAAACGTTGCCAAGCTTGTTGCTTCATTCCAATCCGAAATGACTACTTTGTCATAGCCACCAGCTTTAGCGTAGAGACTTGCGGTATAGGCAACCCCGGCTGAGAGTGCCGACAAAACATAGGTGGCATGGAATGTTGACGTTGTATTGGGAACCAGAAGATCAGCCGTAATTGTGCCGTCAGGTGCCGCTGTTGCATTCGCAACCGATCCAGACCCAAAGGCAAGAAGACTGGTCTTCGTCCAAGCCGCATTATCGAACTGCTCACTATACGTCAGCAGGTTCACCCTAGCACTCAGCACGGGGCGGGAGGCGGAGGTGGACTGCGAGGCGTGGTTGCCTGCTAGGGCTTTGACGCTTATATTGTCAAAGGTTGCCGTGCCCGCGTCATTAACCTGAAGCACAACGTAGGAAGTGGTCGCAGTAGCAACGAAATAGCCTGAGCTTGTACCTGCCGAAGACAAGATCGTAACGGCATTTGAACTGGCCGTGGCGTTGTCCGATTTGCGAATGGCGTTGAATGTTGCGCCTGATGTAACAATCTGACCCGTCACTTTGTACGTGACGCCTACAACAGTTGTGAATGCCTGAGTAAGAAAGCGCGTGACAGCACCAGATATGGTCACTTGACCGCCTGAAACAGTCGCCGTACCAGCACTTAACGTCCAGCCTGTTGTGTCTGTATCAAACGTACCATTCGTGACCAACTCGCTGCCCAGCGCCAGCCCCTTGCTCTTGTCGAGGATCAGGCCAACAGGCTGCTCAACCGCCGTGACAGGCGTGGTCCCTGCGCTGTCTTGGAACATCGTGGTGAAGTCGCTTGGGTCGTACCATACGCCCTGCTCACCAGCAGAGAAGAGATTCAGCGGAGAGAATAGACCCAAGAAGTAATAAGACCCGTCGGGAGCCTGAAGACCAGATAGAGTAGTCGGGGCTGTTCTACCTCTGATAGCTCCCGAAGGATGGTATAGACCCCCGTAAGTACTAATGCTTACTCCGGTAACATCGACTACGTTCATCGAGCCATCAGCGGCGTAAAGACCAACATAGGAGGTACCGGAGACAAGATTAATACGTAAGGCACCAGAAGCAGAATATCTTCCAGTCCCTGTCGTATCTGAAAGAGCTACGTTTAAAGCTCCTGTACTTGTATAAAGAGGCATCGGCTACCCTTAATTGGAGACACAGATAAAGAAGAAAAGACAAAAGAAAAGACTTAAACCCTACCTTAGGTATATCTTTTAGTTAAAGACCTTTAGGGTAGAACTCATAAAAGATTATCTACTCAGGTTACTATCTAATAGTTTAACTAGAGTTTAGTAACCTAAGTTTAATAATCAATAAGGATAGATACCTTAACTCTATCCCCCGGGTTTAACAATATGTATCATTATAACATATCCCCGCCCCCGGAGTCAATACCCTTTCTCTATTATTACAGAAATTTAATAATATATTTATCTTGACAGGGTATTCTAATAGTAAGTCCGATTGTCTAGAATTTCTTCTAGAAAATTTCATGGTGTGATTAAGGGGGATAGGAGGTAGTCAAACCCCCGCCCACCCGTTTAACCCTATGCTAGGACTTTATTCCCAAGGGGAAGCCCTAGGAATATATTCACATGGTAGGACACTAGGAATTTATCCCTACGGATTTCCTAGGACTACATACCTAGCATGTGACTAATAGCAGTTAGGAATCATTGTGTTGTCAAGATAATTGTTTTGAGGAATATCAATGGGTTAGACCGAAAGGGGATAGGAATAAATCTACTCCATACTCCTGGGCAATCTGTCAGAAATGTATAGGAATAAACATATTCCCAGTGTAGGATCGATAGGTCAAATAATACACTACCAATTCAGTAGAGATCTAACCCCTTGATATCACAAGGAAAGAGCCATGCATCCTAAGCATACGGGTATGCACTGTTAGCACCCTTGACAGGATTCTTGTACCACCTATGGTGATGGCTCTACCTGCTGATTCACATTGTAAATGACTTAACAACCCCAAACGGGGCGGGCGCGAGCTATGCCTATACCGTAACGGTCTGACACACCTAGGGGTTGTCTAAGCTAGTCCCTCAGTTTTCCGTTTTCCCATGTGGGAAACTGGGGGACTAGCTCATTAGTCCAATCAACTGGAAAGTAAAAATTATGTCTATCAACTATATCAAAGCAGCTAATGAAATCGCCAAACTCTACGTTGCTCAAGGTAATGGCCTGATCCAACTCTCAGACAAGCTGTTGCATGCTCTTAGGGAAGCTGAGAGCAACGGCACAGATGTAAACATGGTTTGGGCAAGCATCGCCCGCACGAATAACTGGAGTGACCGTGACGCTGGCCTTGACGGAAACCCGATGCCAAAGACACTGGCAAACTATCGGTCCCTCTCACGGAAGGCCATTCAGCTTGCCGTAGGCCATAACTACTCGGACCACGCAGCATGGAAGAAAGCGATTGCCCATGCGAACAAGTTGTCTAAGTCTCAGGAAGCGGAGGAAACGCCACGTATCCCCTCAGTTGACCTAAACGAAATGGAAATGCCCTCTTACGTCGAGCACATCATTAAAAAGCGTTTGTCTATGACAGAAAAGAATATCAAAACCTTTGATAGTGTTATCATCAAAGCAATCGAAAAGTTTATGGAAGTTGCCTAACTCACGTAGTAAGTAGAAACACCAAGGGGTCATCCGAGAGGATGGCCTCTTTTTTCGTACCTAATTCTAGAATATAATCCTACTCGTTTTCCCATGTGGGAAATCAGTTCTTCTTTTTTTTTAATTGTCTAGAAGGTAGCTAAGGTAAAGAGGTGTCCAAATGGAAATGTTTCTAACGGCTGGTATGTATATCGTGATGGTGGCAATCGTAACGCTGCTTTATCTAGAAGGCAGGAAAGGAATCTAACATGCAAACGCTAGAGCTTAGGCTTACTCATGTATACGCTGATACGTGGAGGAATGAGGACGAGTGGAAAGCTATTGGTGAGTTCGAGGTAACGGATACAGAGAGGTGGGTAAAAAAGGGGGGAGATATCCAAGAACCAATGAAAGTAATTCATTCAATACATGTACAAAGTGAGGCTAGTGTAGAAGAGATAAGCAAAGCGTTACAAGAAACCTTTACAATGACGGGATGCACCCACGAATATGATTGCTGTGGTTGTCGTTCTTATCATGCAAAGAAACCTACCCGTGTATCAGATGACTCAACTGTATGGACACTAGAAGTTAACTCATGGAGGAACTACTAATATGGCACGCAACAAGTACGTCTACGTAATCATGGCTCATAACACTCAACATAAGTCTACTTACATCTCACGTATCTGTTCTAACAAGAAGAAGGCAGAGAATGAATCTAAGTACATCCAAGATATCATGAAGGGTGAACCTATCGTTTACTGGACTAGCAGGGAGAGGGTATCGTAATGACTATGATTGTTTATTACAAGTCCAAGAAGGAACTAAAAGAACAGGTAGGTAAGCCTCTTAAATATGTAGAGACTAGCCTGTTTGGTCCTGAGTATAAGGATGATGGTATGCTTACCGTTGCTAACCGTCCTCATATCACGGGCATGGGCAGAGAGTTCTTCGCCAATGTCTACATGGAAAATGGTATCATCAAGAAGGTGACTTAAGATGACGCTGCAAGATTACGCAAGAGAGTATGTCAAGACGGTGATGTCCCAGCCTAATGGGTGGGGTCAGTGTGTACATCCTACATTCGGTAGGTCTGATGAGATGATGATCAGGATGTATCGATTGTTTGGTGGTGTACCCTCAGAGTATGCAATTGAAGCAGAGTTTAACCGTATCAAGAAGGTGACATGATGCAAGTCGTTAGTATTAAACATCTAAATGATCCTTACACACAGGGGTATGCTGACTGTAAGGAAGGCAAAGAGTTTTACCCACACTACTGGGTATCATTCGAGAAGAATGTATCAGAGCTATGCCACGGTGCTGCTATGTCAGTCTATGACAAGGGTCAGTACACACTTGGCTGGGATGCAGCTATTATGGGAGGTGCGCTATGAAAAATGAGGAACGAATGAGCGAGGACTCTTACATCAGGTACAGCAGGGGCAGGGGTGAGGCGACTTCCTACGTGGGAAGAGATGCTACTGAATTGTTCCGCGTCAACATGATCAAGGTTAGTATCAAGTTGTACATGAAGACGGGCATGATACCTACACGGGGTGTCACCATTAGTAAGTTACTCAAGATGGCAGAGCAATACACTGGTAGGAAGTATAAGAAATCTGAGGCTGCTTATGCAGTAGAGGATTTACACAACTGGGTTACCTGTATGGTATCAGCACTACCAATCGAGGAGGTTGACTAAGATGTACCACGTATACGGTTATGATCTAAAGAGTGGTGAGGATTGTCTCTTGCATTCGTTTATGTACAAGCAAGAGGCTATCCGTTGGGCTAAAGGGTACACTCAGCGTGACATGGGTGGTTGGAATAAAGTCTGTGTTCAATGCGAAAGGGAAGTAGACGTTGATGAAACTATGGAAGTTGTCGTCTGGTCTGTCTATGAAGAACCGATTGGGGAGTACTAATCATGCCTGTCCTATTAAGTAAAGCTAGTAAGATGCCGGGTAAATCGTGGTCTCTCCAAGCAGGGGATACTTGTCCCGGTTCAATCAATCCTGTAACCAAGGAAGTCATTGAGGTATGCGCTGATTGCTATGCCAAGACAGGCTTCTATCGTATGGATAATGTAAAGGCACCGCGCTTATCTAACCGGAAGGATTGGAAGCGTACTGATTGGGCAGATGATATGGTAGCAGCGTTAGATAATGAGCGTTGGTTTCGCTGGTTCGATAGCGGTGACATCTATACTGCTGCACTAGCACAGAAGATCCATGAAGTAGCAAGGCGTACACCGTGGTGCAACCACTGGATTCCTAGTAAGTCCTATAACATCCCTAAGATTAGGTATTGGTTGGATAGGCTGAAGGAACTACCGAATGTATCCGTTCGGTTCTCCTCACCTAGTACGAATGGTGTGTATAATAGTACACACGGATCAGTAGTAGTACAATCGGTTACAGATACAATCTCTAATAGTAAGATGTGCGATGCTTATACTCGCGGTGGTAAGTGTGGTCCTTGTCGTGCATGTTGGGATAGTTCTATTAATCTTATAGTGTATCCCTTGCACACGCCTAAGAAGAAGATTAATCTTGTTGTCAATCGTGTTCAGAAAGTGGCGTGAATATGGCTAAGGTCAAGCATACTCAGGATACTATCGATATAATCTGCACCCTTCGCAAGGCAGGGTTGTCATGTGAGAAGATCAGTAAGCATACTGGTCTAACGAAGAACGTAGTCCTTGCCCTCGTCTATAAACACTACCTTAAAATCGACAGGCACGTACGCTACAGCCGCAAGAATGATCATGATGGTAGGGATGTACCCTACTCAGACAAACGCCCCTCAGTACCCTTCGTTAAGGGTTTAAACCATACTCGCTATTACGTTGTACACATGGAGAATAATGATGCTGTTCATCAACCTGCCTAAAGAAGACTGGGATCTACTCATTGAGGCTATCGACTACCGCCTGTACTGCATGGATCAGGAGAACCACTTCTTTCTAGAAGAACCGGGGTCACCCTATCATGAACTGATAGAAATTAGAGATTATATTTTATCCTTTACAACTCCGAAAGAATCGATAGAATAAGGTTACTTACCTACGGGGTGAACTATACACATGATCATACCTAAGGTATAACAGATTGGTTTAACATGAGGAGTACAGTACCATGAAGGTAGCGATATTTATCCTAGCTATTCTAACCAATGAAGGGGAACTACAACTGCATAGCAAGGAACTACCAGAGTGTCCTGATAAACTGGTTGTAACAGAGACACTCGACAAGAAGAAGGAAGCAGGTGAGATCATAGAGTGGAATGCTATCTGTCTCCACCCACAGGTTGACGCTAAGGTAGAAGGTGAGTGATGTCTGACATTGTGGAGAGGCTGCGGTGGCACAAAGTCCCACAAATGCACGAAGCTGCCGCCGAGATCGAACGGCTGCGGGACGAGGTGGAGCGGCTGCGGGCGGCGCTGTTGAAGATCAGGCGCGGATCAGTATGGAACTGCGACATTGAAGCATTCATCGACGCAGCCCTCGCGCTACCTGCCAGCTTGCGCAATCGTATGGCTGTACTTGTCGAGAACATCGACGTTGACCTCGATTCCGCGATTGACGGGGATGTCGCGCTCTAGCCATGCTGACGATTGAAGTCTGGACCATTCTGGCGCATCCCCTCTTTCTCGATCAGTTGGATCCGCGCGCTGAAGGAGAAGCTATGACTGATGAACAAGCTATCAAAGCAGTAAAGAAACGACGAAGGAAACTATTACTATCTCTATTAGAGGTATCACTCGGGGATCTCGTTGACCTTGATGGTATCGATAAGACGAAGGAATATCTCAACAGTTTTCAACAACAGTTAAAGGACTACTAAACATGAAGAAGAAGATTATTCTACTCAGTGCATCCTTGCTTGTACTCGCTGCATGTACTGGTGCTGATAGGCCCGCATGTTGGAAGGCTACCACTAAGAATGATAGTACTTGTAACTCATCGAATGGTGGTGGGTTCTCAATGAAGAGCCCCGACATGAAGGGTAATACAGGTAAGCGGGATAAGAATAAGGATGTAACTACTCCTGCTGCACCTGATACTGGTAACGAGGATACTTCTGCGCCTGATACTAACGAGAATGATAATCCCTCACCGCCTGAAGAAGATACCAATCAAGATACCAATCCTAACCAACTCAACAGCAATGATGTAGAAGGTTTCGATCCGTTCGGTGGACTGTATGGTCCCGGTACCTAATAGAGGAGTAAAGAGAATGAAACTCATGGTAGATCCTCCCGATGGGTGGAGGTATGGATTCCCCAAGGTATGTCCTGAGGAACATAAGCATAGAATCCTTGACTGGATTGTAGAAGTAGGGTATCCCAAATCAGAGGTAGAGAAGCTTGGTAAGCATTTCTATATCAGGTGTTGGGAGATTATATAGTTTACCCTATCGGGAAAGAACAACATGAGATGCTACATTTGCAATAAGGATTGTCCCGATGGGGAAATTCAGGTAGAGAAAAGAGATGGTGTTTATAAGTTCTCACCATGTAAAGAATGCTCGAATGTTATACAGAGGACAGTCCTATACAAGGAAGTAGAGAATGAAGAAACACCAACCATGCCCCTGTGGGACATCGAGTGATGGGTTGTATGACTACGGTGACCACCAGTATTGTTTCGCATGTAATAAATACTTCAAAGGAAGTGAAGAGATGACTGATATGTCTAACACTCCGGTCCAGATGAAGGGTGAACTAGCCCCGATCCTAGACCGTAAGCTTAACCTTAAGACTGTCGAGTTGTACCGTGTACTCCAGCATGATGGTAAGCATATGTATCCTTACTACAAGGATGGTAAGCTTGTCGCTGTTAAGACTCGGTTGCCTGACAAGGCTGGCTTCCCTTGGTCTGGTTCTCCGGGTGGTGTAGAACTCTTTGGTCAGAACCTATTCCCTCAGGGTGGTAACACCCTCACGATTGTAGAGGGTGAGCTTGATGCACTCTCTGCCTATCAGATGCTGAATGAACCTGTCGTATCGGTGTGCTCTGCTAGTACGGCAGTCTCAGATCTTAAGCGTAACTACGAGTGGGTTAATTCTTTTAAGCGTATCGTCTTTGCCTTTGACAATGACAAGGCAGGGCAGGAGGCACAGACTAAGGCAGCATCCTTATTTGATCCTAAAAAAGTAAGGATCATGAAGCTTGCACAGTACAAGGATTCTTCTGACTACCTCGTCAACAGTAATGTTAAGGAGTTCTATGAGCAGCACAGAACAGCAGGACCATTCACCCCTGATGGCATTGTATCCGGGGCAAGCATCTATGATCTACTCAGAACAAAGCCTGAGTATGACTCTGTTAACTACCCGTGGAATGGTGTCAATGACTATACCTATGGACTCAGAACTGGAGAACTTGTTACTGTCATTGCTGGAACAGGCGTTGGAAAGACACAGTTCCTCAGAGAGTTAGTCTATGGCCTACTGAATAACACGAAGGCTAACGTAGGTGTCCTCTTCCTAGAAGAACCCATCCGTGATACTGGCCTTGGTCTTATGTCAGTCCATGCTAATAAGCGTATCTATCTACCCGATGCTGAGTACACTAAGGATGAGTTCGATGACGCATATAAAGCGACTGTTGGATCGGGTCGTGTCTTTCTGTATGACAGCTTTGGATCTAATAGTATTGACAGGATTCTGGGTACTATTCGTTATCTTGTTCGCGCATTGGATTGCAAATATATTGTACTAGATCACATCAGTATTGTAGTATCGGATCAGTCTAACGGTGATGAACGCCGCGCTCTTGATGAGATTGCAACGAAGCTTAAGACACTAACGGTTGAACTCTCAGTATGCATTATCATGGCTGCACATCTCAGGAGACAGCCTAATGGTCAGTCACATGAAGAGGGTGCTGCTGTTAGTCTTTCTGATATTCGCGGGACTGCCGGAATTGGGCAGCTTAGTAATATCATTCTGGGTCTTGAGCGTAATACGCAAGCGGATGATCCAGCGGAGAGGCACATCGTAAGGGTGCGTGTAGTTAAGAACAGGTTCAGTGGTATGACTGGACTTGCTACTCACTTGCGTTATCATACCGAATCTGGTAGGCTTATCGAAGAACAACCGGATACACCAGTGGAGAATACAGATGACAATTAAGATTAACGTGCATGTAGACGGATGGATCTCAGAAGAGGGGTTCCATATCTTTGTAGAGGAACAGGAAGAAATCATTACCTTCTTTAGGATGGCTAATGAGTTCATCGAAAGTCAGTGTGTTCCAAGTGTACCACCCAGTATACGGCAGGATGGTAGGGAGAACATTGCTAAGCTGGCATACATCCTAGAATCTACAGCAGGATATTTGAGGAGCCAAGGTAGTGCAATTACCGACTGGGAAAATTATATGGGACGTAGAGACTGATGCCCTCAACGCTACAGTTATTCACCTCTTGGTTGCGAAGTTTGTTGACAAGGAAGGATACTATATCTTTCGGGAAGCCGACAACTTCAGAGCCTTCTATGAAGACAACCCTGACGCTGAATGGATTGGACACAACAGTATTGCCTTTGACTCGGTTGTCCTGTCCCGTCTGTGGGGAATCACTATCCCTCTCGGAAAACAATCCGACACTCTTGTCATGTCCAGATTGTGGGAGCCAACTCTTGACGGCCACTCACTACAAACATGGGGTGACCGTTTCCGTGAAGCAAAGATCCCGTTCAAGGAGTTCTCCGTTTATTCAGAAGAGATGAAGGTATACTGTAAACGAGATGTCAAAATTACTGAGCGAGTTTATAAACATCTTAATCGTATGCTTACTTGTTTCTCTATGGAATCTATCCGCCTTGAGCATGCTACTCAGTACATTATCTCTGAGCAAATAAGGAATGGGTTTCTTTTAGATAAAGAAGTTGCATCCGATATCTATACTGGTGCGCTGACTGAAGCTAATCGTATTGAAGAAGCAGTCATTAAGTTCTTCCCTCCGATTGTAACAGAGCGGTACTCAGAGAAGACGGGTAAGCGCCTTAAAGATGATGTCGAGTCTTTCAACCTTGGCTCACCAAATCAAATTGTAAAGCGTCTTGATGAGCTAGGTTGGAAGCCGACAGTACAAACAAAGACTGGTAAGTCTTGGAAGATATGTCAGGAGAATCTAGATACTATTCCTGATACTCTTCCTGATGGTACCAGTATGCCCCAGTGTATTAAAGATCTAAAGAAATGGAAGATCCTTGAAACAAGATGGAAGACTGCAAAGGACTGGCTCGACAGAATGGACGGAGATGGTAGAGTCCACGGACAAGTTATCATTCCCGGTACCATTACCCACAGAGCCACCCACCAAAACCCAAACATGGCAAACATCCCCTCTATCACCACAGAACGTGGCTTATCTGGACTATTTGCATACGAATGCAGAGAGGCTTGGACTGTCCCAAGAGGCTCTAAGCTGGTTGGAACAGATGCTGCGGGAATACAACTTCGTGTACTCGCCCACTATCTAAACGATCCTGAGTATACGAAGACGTTGTTAGAGGGTGACATCCATACCTTTAACAAGAATGCACTTGGTGAGTACTGTAAGGACAGACCAACAGCTAAGACTTTCATCTATGCTTGGTTGCTTGGTGCTGGTCAGGCTAAGGTAGGGCAGATACTGAACTGCACTGTGCGTCAGGCTGGTGATGCTATGGATAACTTCCTCCGTTCTATTCCTGCATTGAAGGAGTTGAAGAGGAAGGCTGCTATGGCTGCACAGCGGGGGTACCTCGTCAGCCTTGACGGTAGGCGTATAAAAATTGAGTCGGAGCATAAGGCTCTATCTGTCTATCTTCAGGGTGGTGAGACAGTCATCATGCGTATGGCTAACTTCCTCTGGTACAATCAGGCGAAGAAGGATAAGATCAAGTTCAAGCAAACAGTATGGGTACATGACGAATGGCAGACAGAAACAGAGGAGGTAAGGGCAGAAGATCTCGGAAGACTGCAAGTACAATCCATCCGAGATACCGGAGATTACTTCAACTTGAACTGTCCACTGGACGGAGAATACAAGATAGGTAACAACTGGGCAGAAACACATTGACAATATACCAAGATATGCTAATATATTCATACGAACAACTGAGGAAAGACACAACAATGGCTACTACTTCGAAGACTGTAACTGGTGAGTTCCGTACCAAGGTTTACTTCGCTCATGTGCAAGAACCCTCCCAGTTTGGTAACTACGAGATCAACCTCGCTGTTACCCCTGAGATTGAGAAGAAGCTTATCGAACTGCGCCTTGATGGTAAGATCAAGGATGGCAAGGAACGTATAAATAATGGTGGTAAGTTCCTCACCCTGCGTAATGCAGCCATCGATCTTGGTGGGTTTGAATCTGAGATGGTTGTCATCGATCAGAATGGTAAGCGCACGAAGTCTCTTATCGGTAATGACTCTGAGTGCATTGTCTATTGGCGTTCTTACGATACTCCGAAGTATGGTAAGGTGATTAAGCTTGGCAAGATGATTGACTGGGACGAAGAGAACAAGAAGAAGAAGTTCGGTACCCTTAAGATCGTTGAGCTTGTTGAGTACGCTAGTCCGGTGAACGAGTTCGCTGCTGCTATGGACGCTGCCTCTGAAGAAGATCCTTTCCCTAAGTCTGAACTCCCGCCTCCTGCTGAGGTGAAGAAGACTAAGGGTAAGACGGTATCGTTTGAGATCGAAGCCTAATTGATGTACTACTCTGTTGACGAGATGCCGAAGGAGGGGGATTCTGTGGAGTCTCCCTCCCACTACAATAGCGGGTCTATCGAATGCATCCAGTATCTAAAAGATAACATGCCATTCGATAACTTTATTGGGTACCTTGAAGGTAACACGAAGAAGTATCTCCATCGCTGGAGATACAAGAAGAAGCCACTAGAAGATCTCAAGAAGGCACAGTGGTATCTCAACCGATTGATTAAGGAACTAGACAATGGACCTTGATGAGTACCAGAACAAAGCTCTTGAAACTCTCCTCATTGATACTGAGGACCATCTTACGTATGGTCTTGCTGCTGAAGTAGGGGAAGTCATGTCCCTTATGCAGAAGGCAAAACGGCGTGACCCACGGTACTGGTCTGAGTCTGATCATTTCTTTGGAGACTATACCCCTCTCTTCAAGGAGAAGCTCTTTGCTGAACTGGGTGATGTACTCTGGTATCTTTGTTGTCTTGCTAGTCATCATGGCTTCCCTATGAATACTATTGCCCGACATAACCTAGAGAAGTTGGGCAAGAGGAAAGCAGAGGGTAAGATCCAAGGCAATGGAGATAATCGGTAAGCATGGCTTCTATTAACACTCTCGTTGAAGATGTATACCGTCTACTAGAAGAGGGTACTACAGAAGATCTTACAGAGAAGGCTAACGAGTTTGGTAACAGGCTTGCTTCCCTTATCCTAGATAGACTCAAGCCTAAAGAAGAGAAGCGTACACTAAGGATGTCTAACATTGGCAAGCCTGATCGTATGCTCTGGTATGAAATCAATCGTACTATTCCAAAGGAAGAGTTCAATGGACCGACATACCTTAAGTTCCTATACGGTGATCTTATCGAAGAGGTTGTCCTATTCCTTTCTGAGGCTGCGGGTCATGCTGTGTCAGATAGGCAGCGACAAGTTACTGTTGATGGTATTGTTGGTCACATTGATGCTGTACTCGATGGTGTTCTAATCGATGTGAAGAGTACCTCTCCTTATTCCTTTAAGAAGTTTAAGGATGGTAGCCTTCGCAATGATGATCCCTTTGCGTACATACCTCAGTTGTCTGGCTACCTTCAGGGTACAGGGATTAACGATGGTGCCTACGTTGCTGTCGATAAACAGAATGGTAACATCGCTGTTATGACTCTTCAGGATACCGATAGGGTAGACATCAACGCTAGGATTGCTCACGTAAAGGAAGTCATTAGTCAGGATACACCACCTACCCGCTGCTTCCAGCCTGAACCAATGGGTAAGTCTGGTAATATGAAACTGCCTACTGGTTGTTCCTATTGTTCCTTTAAGAAAGAATGTTATTCAGATGTACCACTCAGAAAGTTTATCTATAGTACTGGCCCAGTATGGCTGACACACGTAGCCGAAGAGCCTAAAGTTTATGAAGAATTGTAAGCGTTGTTCTAAAGATATTACTGGAACACACAGTAACAGAAAGTTTTGTTCTGATAAATGTAAATGGTTAAGTCTTTCACCAGAAAGAAAAAGAGCTAAAAGAGATAGATGGTTAAAAAGAAATGGTGCACAGTACGTTAAAGAATACAATGCAAAAAACAAAGAAAGACTTCTAGAATTGAATTACAATTGGAAGAAAAAGAATCCAGAAGCTTCTAAGTTAATTGCTAGAAAAACTTTGCTAAAAAGATCCTATGGTATTACTCTAGAACAGTACGAAGAAATTCTACAAAAGCAAGACTATAAGTGCGCCGTTTGTAAAAGACATAAAGATGAGTTTACTAAGAACCTTGCGGTAGACCATGACCATAAGACAGGTGAGATTAGAGGGGCGCTGTGTACACACTGTAACAGGACTATCATTGGTAGAAACAGGGATGCAGAAATCTTTATGAATGCCTACAAGTATTTACTTGGGCCGTTTACTGGTTGGATAGCTCCAAAACAAAAACCACGTAAGCGTAAAAAGAAATAACTACCCTTAGCTCAGTTGGACAGAGCAACAGTTTTCTAAACTGTAAGTCGCTGGTTCGAGTCCAGCAGGGTAGGCCAAGCTGGCGTAGTTCAGTGGCAGAACGCGACCTTTGTAATGTCGATGCCGGGGGTTCGATTCCTTCCGCCAGCACCATTCATTCTAACAGGAGAATATCATGACAATCAGAGAAGAGTACGAAGAACTTAAGGCCCTCGTTAAGG